AGGCTTCGGGAAAGATGAACGCTGTAGATGGAAATATGATGAACGGCGCATCAGGTGAAATCGCTGCAGGACAGAGAGGCGGCGGTCCTTCAATCAATGCACCAACGGATAACAGTAATAATTCTACGAATGTTACGAATGTAAATAAAGGCGGAGGCGGTCCACCACCTTCTCCACGTAGATCACAAATTCGTGGTGGCATGTATAATCAATCGGAACATTTCTAAAAAAAGAGGGGACCCAATGGACCCCCTCTCAAAACCAATACTGAGATTAGTTTTTTATTCGTCTTCTGCCAATTGCTTGAAAAAGTCTAGGCTGTCATCAGACGATTCATCACTACTCCAAGGAGCACTCTCTTCTTGCTTAGGAGCAGCGGATTGAGGTTCGGCGAATGCCTCTTCCTCAACTTCCTCCGCAGTGGAAGACACTGCAGTAGCACCAAGAACTCGATTGAGTTTAGCTTGCAGTTCCGAGAATGATTTAAAGTTCTTACGATCCGTAAACTCAGCAAGAGAGTACTGTGAGTTCCAGATCTTTTCAAGAGTCTCGTCATCATCAGATAGAGAAGACGTCGAGTCGAACTCAGAGCGATCGTAATTACGATACCCTTCAACGTTACGAATCTTCATCTTAAAGTTGGCACCGTCCCAGAAGTCAAATGGATTGACCGGGCTTTCATCTTCGAACTCAGGATTCATCTGATCGTTGATCTTGTCGAAGATACGCTTACCGAACTTGTAAAGGAATACCTTACCATCGTTCTCAGGATGGGCAGGGTCCTTTACGACTACGATGTTGGCGATATAGTTCAGACGACGCTTTTGTTTGCGAGCCTGATCCTTACCGGCATCATCGCCACGGTTCCAGAGCATCGAGTTGTACTCACCAACCGGATCCTTTTCATTAAGGGTCGTCAGCGAGTTCTCAATGTACCAGCCACCTGGTCCTTGGAAACCATGAGAGAACAAACGTACCCAAGGAAGATCCTCGCCCTTAGGAGCAGGAAGGAACCGGATAACGGCATAACCGTTCCCAGCCTTATCGACCTCGGGTTGCCAGAAGCGTGTATCGGCTCCGCCGCCACCACCGGTCTGCATTTTGTTTGTTTCGGAAACGATCTTATCGTAGACCGATTTACGTGAACGCTTAAGTTCAGCGAAAGATGTATTCATTTCGTATACCTCGTATGTTTAGTATGTTTGCTTGTCCACACAATCATAATGTATGATATATTTATACCATAGTTATTATGGATTGTAAATAAGTTTTTAGTAATAATTATCGCTCTGAACGACTTTTTGTTCCCAAGTTGGTTTAACAGTTCGTAACTCATTCTGCATGTAGCTGACTTCTTTTTCGAGTTCCTTTACACGAGTACGAAGTATACGTAGTTCTCCTTCGTATCTTTCTACTTCCTTATTCATGGATTATCTCCTTGAGCTTCTTACGATATGTAAACGGATCGTAGGTTAAAAACTTGTTATACTTAATGATGAGTCTTTTCTTTTCCTCCCATACTATGTCGTCTAGATTGTCGTCCCAGTGACTTAAGAACTTTAACACGCTGTCCATTATGATCAGAGTATCGATACTGATCTTCTTCTGTAATAGAAACTTCAGTAACAGCGGATGATTGTTATCCTCTACCAATAATAATTTATTAAGTTCCAGATTCCGATCCCTGCAGTGATCAACAACCCCGCGTAACTCAGCATCAAAATGATAGCTAAGAGATTCACGGCGCTTTTTATATTGTACATAGTTGTCTTCACTTTCTTGGGATACTAGATTTCCAACCCAGTTGTTACTGATGATAAAGTTACTCACATAGAAGTCAACGAGCTCTTCCTTATTATACTTCTTCGACAGTTTACGAAAGAAGAACCTATCGTTTCTTCGAAGGAAAGATTCTTCACTCGCTCGGATCTTACCGTTATACTTAAAGTAATTATAATCACTTGTGAAATGGCGTTTCAAAGCAAGATACGTCTTGTACGCTTCAAAGCCTTCAGTTAATTCGTACATGCTTTCCTCACGTCGATCATATAGGTAATTTCTGAATCTTTTCCTTCATCATATTAAGATCACTTGCTTCAGAAGATATTGTTTGTTTGATCTTTGAATTAAGTAACTTTGCGGCTACCTCAATTTCCATATCGTTCTTATCACAGTAATGTACAACCGCATCCATATACGATATCTTTAGCTTGCAAGCAAGCTGCTCTATTTCCATAGAAAAAGAACTTGTGTTAAACATTTATTTCCTCTCCCATTTGTAAAAAATATGGTCTTCTATCTTTGTGGTTCTTTTCTTCTTCTGGGCCCAAGCAGGAGAAACATAGTATGCATGATAGTGTGTAGCACCACTCGTGATATCTATCATGTCTTGATCGATAAGTATTTTTGAAAGAGACAAGATTTGTTTATAAGCTTTTATTTGTTTAATCTTGTCAGATTTACCATCACAGTACCAAGAGAACTGACACCTATGTCTTACAGGAATCATTTCACCGGTGCCTTTCCAAGATGCACGATGCGGACCTTGCATTACTACTTCACAGATCGTATTTGGAAATCTGTTATCTTTTACTCGATTAAGAGTTACTTGACCTACAGCAATCTGACCTGCTATGGATTGACCTCTTGCCTCATGATATATGTTTAGTGCAAGACATGAGACATCTTGTTGTACTTCTTCTTTTGCTAGGCCAGCTGACGTAAGCGCAGCAATAAGTAATGCTTTTATGAGTGCTGTTTCAGTAATCATAGAACTATTATATTCTATATTCAGATCATTGTAAATAAGAAAAGAGGAGCTAACCGTTGGCTCCTCACGGATGTATTACGGCATCACCCGTACCGCGTCCTAAGTCGATATACGGTAATCATCCACCCCATATGTCATCATACTTAGCACAACCATCGGTATCCTTATAGAGATCACGATGAGTCTGAAAGCGATTATACTTTTTAAAGATATGTCCGGTAAAGAACACACCAACAAGTATCAACATATGTATGAATATAGAAGGACCTAAAGTAATTATCCATCCGGTCCATACAGTAAATATCATGCACCACATGATGGATAGGTAGGTCATTATCTGAAATCGTACCATCTTAGGCAGATGCATAAGAGGATTGAAATCAGGATCCATGACTGACTTCCATAAGCCACGAACTTCTTCGTCCCGTGCTTTTAAAAAGTCATAACATTCATCCCACGATCTAATAGGCTTCATGATCCATCCTTCTTGTTAATAAAAGATTGTAACTTCTCGGCTTGAGCAATGACCTCTTCCGGTGTAAACATCTTTGGAATATACTTCTCTACATCTTTGTAGAGCTCCCGGTTGGATTCCATGGCTTTGTTAAATGCTTCCCAAGCCATGTTGGAGCTTTGTTCGTACTGACGATCCAAAAGATCCTTTGCCATCGTAAGTAGATCGAAACGAATTTCATAAGGGTTCTTAGACATTGCAAGCCTCCTTACGTAGCTTTGCAGCTTCTTCACGTAGACCGTTTCGGTCGAGTTCATGAGCTGCCTGCGCATAACCTGATCTAATCAGACCACGGCTAAAACGTGTTAAGATAGGACACCACTTCATTTAATTCTCCTGTGTGTTGAGTGTGTGTAAGTGGGAGGCTTCTGTTGCCAGGTGCCTCCCGGACCCCGATTAATTACGCTGCAAGAGCGAAATCATCATGTGCAAAGTTATCGTTTGCATTTATAGTGTTTGACCTATGAGGCGGTCAGCCCTGTAACTCCAATTCGCTATTGACTACCAGTCGATCCTAGTTCGCCCCCATCAGAAACAGACCAGCTTCAGACTTTGAAGGGCCCTTCGCAATCAACTGAATTTCTCGTAATAGAGATGAAATTGCTATTTCATACTGTTATTGGGTCCGACGCTATCTTTCCCTCAGTCTATTCAACGCCCAGCTTTGCTGATCTGCTTTTGGTGGAGGCGTCGGGTACTGCCCCCGAGTCCTGTCTAGCTTTCGCTCCTCTTCAACGTTACAATTTATATATTCTAATCCCTCAGTATAGAAATGTCAATAAGATTACTCAGATTTCCATATGGTAAATGCACCCCACGCGATTGCTGCCCAACAAATAAGATTCATTGGAATGATTGCTGAAAAGAACAATCCAATCACGCCGACAGCGA